GGTGCCGACGTCGGTGAACTTCCCCGGGCCGTTCTTCGCCACGCCGACGGTCACGGTATCCCAAGGGTAGGCGCCGGCCATGTCCGTGTAATCGGTGTCCCAGCTGACCTTCGCGCTGGTGTCGCTCAGGCGCTCCGCCCTGATGTTCTTCGGCGGGTGAGGCGTGCTGTAGGCGCGGCACGGGACCGTGACGGTATTGGAGGCGTTGGACGTTCCGTTGCCGAAGCCGCCCGTGACGTTAATCTGGCCCGTGAAGGTGTGGTCGTAGGCCTTGCCGTTGCCGCGCGCGAGCTCGACGTCGCGCGACGTGCACTGCACCCATACCCAGCCGGAGTTGTTCGTCGAGTAGACCGAGCCGTTCCACGAGCCGCCCGCCGACGAGCTGCCGTTTGCGTAGCAGTCGATGGCGTAGCGCGTGCCGTAGCCGTGCGTGACGCGGTAGGTCACGGTGGTGTCCGTGCGCCCGACCTCAGCAACGTCCACGTACGCGCACCAGCAGTACTTGCGATAGCCGCTTCCGCCTTGAACCCAGTTTCCCTGCGCCATCCTACGCGACCCCCATCGCCATGCTCTGCTCCACCGCCGCGACGAAGCTCCTGAAGGCGGAGGCCACGCGCCCGTCGACGCCCAGCAGGTCGCCGTCGAGGTAGAGGTTGTAAACGTTGCCGCCGCCCGCGATGCCCGCGGCTCCGCTGGCGGTCGCCCCGTATGCTCCGCCGCCGGTAACGCTCACACCGAACACGGCGGCCTTCTCGACGTTGCGCACCGCCGACCTCATGGACTTCACCGGCTCGTCCGCCGTGTCGTCGATGCCGAGGGCCGCGCCCTCCATGACGTAGCCGAAAATCTTGCGGAACACGCGCGAGGGGGAGTGGATACCCAGCAGGTTCTTGGCCGCGTCGATGGCGCCGCCAACCACGCCGGTAATCTTGCTCACGACCACGCCAGCCGCGCCGCTGATTCCGTTTGCGATGCCCTGCACGATCTGCGAGCCGATGGAAGCCACGCGGCCCGGGATGGAGGACAGGGCGCCCATGATGGAACTGCCGATACTCGAGGCCGCCGAGGTCACGAAGCCGACCGCGCCGCGGATGGCGGAACCCAGGCTGCTGATTCCGTTGCGGCCGATGCTCGCCAGGGTGGACGGCAGGTTCTGGATTGCGCCGCGGATAGCGGACACGATGTTGGTGCCGCACGAGCTGACGAAACCGACCATGCCGGTGATGCCGTTGCCCAGGAACGTGATGGCGTTTCTGCCTAGGCTCAGCCAGTCGAGCGCCGACCAAGCCGAGACGAAAGCCGAGAAGATGGCCGGGATGTTGGCGATGAGCGTCGGTATCGCCTGCACGATGCCAAGTGCCAGCGTCACGATTGCCTGGATGCCGGCACCGAGCAGTATTGGCGCGTTGTCGTTGATCGCGCTGGCGAGGTTCTGCACGATGACCGGGGCCTGCTCGATGATCGTCGGCAGGCTGTCCGCTATGCCCTGCGCCAAGCCGACGATGAGGTTCGCCGCGCCCTCTGCCAGAACGCCCGCGTTCTCGGCTATGGACTCGGAGAGGCCGGTGAGAATCTGCAGGCCGCTCTCCGTGATGGAGGGCAGGTTCTCGGACAGGTAGCCGCCGAGCGATGTCATGAGCGACGCCGCCGTCTCGGAGAGGAACGATAGCCCCATCTCGATTCCCTCGGCGAGCCTGGGAACGACCTCGCCGCCCACGTCGGCGAAGCCCTCGGCGATGCCGGGCAGCGATGAGGTGTTGTTCTCCTGCAGCGTGGAAAGGTCGCCCTCGAGCAGCGTCAGGCCGTAGACCATGGCGAGGTGCAAAGACTCGAGCGGGTTGTCACCAACCGACCAGATCTCGCGCAGGCCCTTGAAGCGCTCGCCGATCTCGTCCACGCCGTCC